TGCGGGATATGGAGGCGGAGGTCAACGCGCAGACCGTCACCCGCCGCCCTGTCAGCCGCAAGATTCAGTTTGGGGGGCCCTAATGGGAGTACGTCAAGCGATTGTCGCACTGTTCAGCGATCCCGCGATCATGGCCCCGCCGCCGGTTGCCGCACTGCCAGCGCCTGAGCCGCCGCCAGCGCCAGCGCCTGAGCCGCGCGCGAAGGTCAAACTCAAGGTGAACCCCAACAGCCGCGCGCGCTTGGCCTATGACGGCGCAGCCCGCAATCGCTTGAACGCCGACTGGCTGACCAACAGCAGCGGCGCAAACGATGAGGTGATCCGCAGCCTGTCAACCCTGCGCGACCGTTGCAGCGACCTGGCGCGGAATAACGCTTGGGCGCTCAAGGCGCTGGAGAGCCTGACCAGCAACGTGGTCAGTACCGGCATTCGCGCCAAGTGGGCTAACCCGCAAACGCAAGCCCGCTGGGATGAGTGGGTTTTGCAGGCGTCAAGCGATAGCGACCTGGACCTATACGGGCTTCAGTCGCTCGCGGTGAGGTCCTGGCTAGAGCGCGGCGACTGCTTTGTCCGCCGTCGCTGGCGGCGCCCCGAGGATGGCCTAGCCGCGCCGATGCAAATCGAGCTGCTAGAGGGCGATTTCTGTGACCATATCCAGACCCGCACCCCGCAAGCCGGTGGCGTTGTGACGCAGGGTGTCGAGTTTGACGCGATCGGCAGGCGCGCGGCTTATTGGCTGTACCGCCAACACCCCGGCGAGGTCTCCACCGTCTATCCAGGCGCAGGCTTTGGCGAGGTGGTGCGCGTGCCAGCCGCCGACATTGCCCACCTGTACCGCCCGACGCGCGCTGGGCAGGTCCGCGGCGTGCCGTGGTTGGCCGCAGTGATCGGAGCCCTGCGCGACCTCGGCGCCTACCAGACCGCCGAGCGGGTCCGCAAGCGCGCGCAGGCTGGTCAAATCGGCGTGCTGATTCCGGCTGACGACGCGACCTATGATGAGGAAACGACCGACGCTGTGGGCCCCACCGTCACTGATGCGGACGGCGCGACCGTCGACACGATGACACCGGGGTCTGTGCTAGTCGCGCGCAACGGCAAGGATTTTCGGTTTAGCACCCCAAGCAGCGATGCCGGCTATGTCGATTTTGTCAACGCCCAACTTCGCCAGATCGCGGCGGGCGTGCTTTCGGCCTATGAGATCATCAGCGGCGATCTGTCGCAGGTCAACTATTCGTCAATCCGGCTAGGGCTTGTCGAGTACCAGCGCGTGATCAAAGTCCTGCAAACGCAAGTGCTGATCCCGCTGGTCATGCGCAAGATCGCGCAATGGTTCAAGGAAGCGTGCCTAGCAGACGGCACCATGCAAGCGGATGAGCCGCTGCCACAATGGGTGCTGCCGGAGCGCGAAGAGATCGACCGCTTGACCGCGGTTCAGGCCGCAATCGCCGCAATCCGCGCAGGGCTCCAGTCCCGCATTGATGCCGTGACTGCCGGCGGGGGCGATGCCGCGGAGGTTCTAGCAGAGATCGCCGCCGACCTAGACGCGCTAGACGCGCTGGGCATTACCTTGGACACCGACCCACGGCACCCGGTCAGCGGGCCGCTACAGCAGCCGGCAGCCCCGGCGGAGGCAACCCCATGAACACCTGTACCGGATGCCAACACAACCGCGGCGGGCGCTGCCGAGCCCACGCCCCCGCACCCCGCACCGATGGCCAGCCCGCCGACCGCGCCGAGTGGCCCCCGCATGACGGGCAGGGCTGCGGAGACTACAGCGCACCAGAGCCAGAGCCGCAGCATACCGGCAAGATGCCAGTCGGGCGCCGTGAAAAACTCGGCGCTTGACAGTGTGGAAAATTTCAGCACACTAGACGGCGAGGTGTAGAAAATGCCAGCAGAGCAGCGCCAACGATTTGCAGCCCAGGTAGAGCCGACGACCTATGATGAGGCGGACGGCACGATCGGGCTTGTGGTCTACGCGGGCGCAGAGGTGCCGCGAATCGATTGGATGACCGGCGAGCACTACACCCTCCGCCTTGAGGTATCACCAGAGGCGGTTGACCTGACCCGGCTACAGTCGGGATCGGTTCCGTTGCTCGATAGCCATGACGACAGCGAGAGCGAATGCGTACTTGGAGCGGTGCTGCCGGATAGCGCGATGATCGGCGCTGGCAAGATCACTGTCCGCGCCAAGCTTTCGGTTGACCCCGAGCACGCAGGCAAGATCGCCAATGTCCGCGCGGGCGTCCTGCGCAACATCTCGGTCGGCGCAAGCCCAATCGAGGTCAAGAGCACAGCCGCCACCAAGACGAGCCCACGCCGCGACGTGTGGACCCGCTGGGCAATTGACGAGGTGTCAATTGTCCCGATTCCCGCCGACCCCGGCGCGCAGACTCTATCGCAGCAAGCCGCTGCGGAGGTGCCCAAAATGGACCTGAATCAGACCCCGGCACCCGAGCCGGTAGACCTCGCCAAAGTGCGCGAGGAAGCCACTCAGGCGGAGCGCTCGCGCCTTGCCGAGATCGACACCGCGGCCAAGGCTGTCGGCGCCGATGCCGCCACCGTCGCCAAGCTCAAGGCTGATGGTGTTTCCGCCGACGACGCGCGCAAGCAGTTGCTGAATGCCGCCGCCGCCCGCAGCGACGCCAGCGCCAGCCGCCCGCAGTTGACGGTGCTGCGCGATGCCGGCGACACGGCAATCGAGCAGGCCAAGCACGCGCTGCTCGCCAAGGCTGTGCCCGCGAACATCGAAGCCAAGATCGACGGCAAGATCAGCCTGCTCTGGGACGGCGACAAGGCCGCGCAGTTCCGCGGTCAGCGCGTCGTTGACATCGTGCGCCACGCGCTCGGTGCCACCGGCCAGCTCCGCGACGGCATGGGCGACCGCGAGGTCCTGCGCCGCGCTTTGCTGGCTCACAGCTCCAGCGACCTGCCCGACCTGTTCGGCGACAGCACAGGCAAGGCCCTGCTGTACGGCTATCAGGTGCAGGAAAAGCAGTACGAGCGCTTTTGCAAGCGCGTCCAGACCCCTGGCCTGCACGCTCGCAAGCCGGTGATCGTGTCCGGTGCCAGCGCCGTCGAAGAGATGGCGGAGGGCGCTCCGTACCCGCAGCAGAACTTGGGCGACACCGCCGAGAGCTACAGCGCCAAGAAGTACGGCGGGCAGGTGGCGATCACCCTGGAGGCCCTGCTCCGCGATGACCTGGACGCGCTGGCGCAGATCCCCACCGGCCTGAGCAACGGCCTGGTGATCAAGCAAAACGCCATTGTGGCAGCGCTGTTCGCCGCGGGTTCCGGCTACGGCCCGACCCTGGCCGCGGATTCGACCGCGCTGTTCAACTTGGCGCACGCCAATCTGGTCGACACCGGCAGCGGTGGCGCCCCGACCATGGCCCGCTTCGCCGCGCTGCGCACCTTGCTCGCCAAGATGGAAGATGCCCAAGGCAATCTTCAGCCGCGCCAGTTGCGGTACATCGTGGTCCCCGCCGAGTTGTTCCACACCGCCGAGGCGCTGTTGCTGGGCCAGGCGATGCCGGGCAGCCTGAGCGTGGAGTCTCGCACCCCGAGCCTCAGCCGCTTGGAGATCGTGCCGTTTGACTACTTGGCCGGCGCCAAGAAGTACTACGGCTTCGCCGACCCCAATATCAGCCCCGTCATTGAAGTGGCGACGCCCAACAACATGCCGGAAGTTTGGGCGGAGTCGGTCATCGATTTCGACACCGATTGCCGCAAGATCAAGGCGGGCATGTACTTCGCCGCCGCCGCCGTAGACTTCCGCGGCGCGGCGATGAACTTCGGCGAGTAACCACAAGCGACACAAGGAGAAGTGCCATGATCAACAAAGTCTATGAAGGCGAGACGATCCAAGTGATCGCGGGCGGCAACGCCACCAGCGGCCTGCCGATCGAAGCCGGCGAATTGTTCGGCGTCCCGGCGTCGTCTGTGAGTTCCGGCGCCGTTCTGGCGATGGACGTGCAAGGCGTGTTTGACCTGGTGAAGCAAGGCGGCGCGGGCATCACGTTTGCGATCGGCGATCCCGTCTACTGGGACGGCGGCAACGGTCGCTGCACCTCGGCGGCCAATTCGGGGTTCAGCCGCATCGGCGTCTGCACCGCCACTGCCGCTGACGCCGCGACGACCGTTCGCGTTCTGTTGGCGGGCTCGGCTCGCCCTGAGGGCTACGTCAGCGCCGTCGCTACCTTGCAGGGCCTCGGCGCTGCGGGCGCGGCGACGACCACGCGGACCAACGTGCCGCTGTGGACCAACAAGACCGGGCGCTCGGTCAAGCTGGTGGGCCTGAACTACCGCCAGGCGGGGCCGATCCAGTTGACCACGGACGCCAACGACAAGTACACGCTGAGCTTCGGTCGGACCGGCGCGGTGTCGGTTGTCGCGGCGGTGGTCTACGATGACGCTCCGGTTCTGCCGGCGATGACCGTCTCCACGGCGGCGACGATCATCACCGCGGTGAGCGCCAACGTGTTCGCGGCGGATGAACAGTTGTTCGCCACCTGGGAATGCGAACTGAACGACGCGGCCAAGCAGATGCCCAACGTCGAGGTCCAGGCGATCTTCCAAGTCCTGTAAGCGAGCGTTTCATCGGGCCGCGGTGGGGGCGAGAATGGCATGGGATAACCTAACCAATCTGGTCAACACCGCGGCCCGCAGCACTTTTGGCGAGTCTGCGACCATCGGCACAGAGACAATCACCGCCGTCTTTGGCAACGAATCCCAGGACGTGACCCCGCCCGGCAAACCCAAGGTGATCACAAGATCGCCGGTCTTGGATTACCGCACAGACGACCTAGCGGCGCAGCCGGTAGCCGGCGCATCGGTTACCGTGTCGGGCACGTCCTACACTGTGCGCGAGGTCCGCCCGGACGGGCAGGGCTGGACGCGCCTTCGCTTGCAGGTGGCCTAGTGGACGGTCTGACCAGAGCGCAAATCCGCACCGCGACCGTTGCTGCCCTTCAGGCTGCCGCACCCGTTGGTGGGCTTGTGGCGTCGGCCAGCGTCTTGGATTCGGTACAGACGCCG